GTCCCGGGCGGTGAACCCGTACTTCGCGAACATGATCGCGGTGGAGGCGTGCCTGGCGGAGGCCCCGGAGCCGCCGCTGGCCGTCTCCTATGTCCGTGACATGAAAGCCTGGCGTCCGGTCTACTCGTTCGCGCCGCGGCTGTACCCGGTCCGCGGCGCCGCCTACGCGATTCACGCGGACATGGCGATCAGCCGGGACCGGGCCGGGATCGCGCTGGCGCACGTGGTGCGGTGGGAGGAGGCCACCGCGGTCGGGCATGACCCGCGCGGCCGCGAGGTGCAGGTGATTCAGCCCCGGCCGGTGGTGAAGGTGGATTTCGCCATCGCGTACGAGGCCAGCCTTGCGGAGCAGCCGCCGCGCGAGATCCAGGTCCGGTGGGCCCGGGACCTGTGCCTGGAGCTGATGCGCCGCGGGTTCGCCATCCGCCTGTTCACCATGGACGGCTTCCAGTCCGCCGACACGCTGCAGATCATGGAGAGCCACGGGATCGAGACCGATCGCGTCTCGACGGACCTGTCCGAGGAGCCGTGGCGGGCGCTGCGCAACCTGGCGTACGAGGACCGGCTGCGGGCGTACAAGGACCCGCTGCTGCTGGCCGAGCTGGAGGGGCTGTCCAAGCTGCCGAACGGCAAGATCGACCACCCGGCTGACGGCAGCAAGGACATGGCCGACGCGGTGGCGTGCGCGTGCACCGGGGCGATCGTGCTGGGCGGCGCGGAGGACCCGTCCGGGGACCGGGCGTACCTGTCGGGGGAGTGGGTGCAGCCGGAGCGGCCGGACGAGCTCCCGGCCGGGATGCCGGGGCTGGGCGCGCTCACGTTCGATAGCGACCTGCCTGATTACGAGACCGTCGTGCCATCCCAGGTTGAGGGGGACGGCTGGCTGTTCCACGAAGCCGGCGAGCAGTACACCGGGATGCCCTGAGTTCTCAGGCCTATCTGCCGTATCACCGGGCATGAACCTGCTCCGCCCGGTGCTGCGCGCGTGGCTGGCCGAGTACCGGGAGCACCCGCGGACAGCCCTGGCCGGCGCCGTCGTGATCCTCGTCGGCCTGGGCGTGATCGGCACCGCCGCGGCCGAGGGCCCGCCGCCGCCCGTGCCGGCCGCGAGCCCGTACCCGGTGCCGTCCGCCGTGCCGTCGCTGCCTGCTCTGCCTGTCCGGGAGGCGCCCGCGAGCCCGGGCCCGTCTGCCAGCTCCATCCCGGCCGGGACGGGGCAGGCGGCCGTCCTGCCGCCCGCGACCCCGCTCCCGTCCGGGACGGCCCGCGCGGCCGCCAGCCCGGGGCCCGCACCCCGCACCCCGAGTTCGTCGGCCCTGGTCAGCCCGACCGCTACGGCCAGCTCATCACTCCCGGTCAGCCCGACGGCCCCGCCCAGCACGCCTGTTCCGCCGTCGTCCCCGGTGCCGTCTACCTCATCGCCAGGTACCCCGGTCCCGGCCAGCACGCCGTCCGCGTCTGCACCGTAAGCAGGAATCCCCCGTATCTGTCCAGGCTGCCCGATTGAGCAGTCGTGACGACTCCAGGACCAGGGCAGGGCGCGTACAGCTCGCGCGTGCAGCCGCCCGGCGGCATGGGCGTGACCAGTCAGGGGTTCGGTCAGGAGGGCTACGTCCTCGATTCCGAGGATGTCGAGGGCCTGCCCAAGCCGCCGCCCGAGGCGCTCAATTTTGCCACCGGCGTCCCGTATTTCCTGCCCTTCGCGACTCCCTACCGCGACAGCTGGGAAGTATTCAGGGACGATCCCGTCAGCGTCCGGCAGCTCATCTCCATGCGCCGGCAGGATGGCCAGGCCCGCGCGCTGTTCCGGCTGCTGACCATGCCGATCCTCGCCGCGCTGAAGAACGCGGATGTCATACCTGTCGAAGGTCAGGAGGGAGGGACGGAGGAGGCCCAGTTCTGCAAGGATCTCCTGATGGCCCCGCCTCCCATGGGGGGCATGACTCACTCGTTCACGCGCACGATCAAGCAGATGGTGCTCGCGTTCTTCAACGGTTTTTCTGCCTGGGAGCTCGTCTACTGGGTGCCGAAAACCGGGCCGAACAAGGGGAAGATTACTCTTCGTAAGATCGACTGGCGGCCGTCGGAGACGCTGACGTTCCTGCTCGACGGCCAGGGCGAGTTCAACGGCTTCCGGCAGCGCACGTTCTTCCAGGGCCGCACGATTGACGTGAAAATAGCCAAGGAAACGTCGCTGTATTACGCCTGCAATGAGGCGGAGCGGCCTTTTTACGGCGTGTCCATGTTCGAGTCGGCCTTTTTCCATTACGATAAAAAGGTCAAATTGTATTACATAGCGCACCTGGCCGCGCAGCGGGCCGCGTGCGGGCTGCGGGTCGGCACCATGAAGCCGAACCCCAACAGGGAGGACAAGAACAACTTCGTCAAGGCGATGGCCAACCTCGGCCTGGCCCAGTACATCGTGCTGCCCGACGCCGACTGGACGGTGCAGAACCTCAAGGAAGAGGGCAACTACGACTTCCTGGGCATGATCAACCACCACAACAGCCAGATGTCCAAGTCGGTGCTGGCGGAGTGGTTCGATGAGGCGCAGGGGTCCGGCCAGGGTGATTCGGCGCTGGTGGACTTCGGCAACCAGGACGACGCCATCTGGCTGATGATGCTCGACGGCCTGCTCGAGGAGATGAAGGAGGTCATCGACAACCACATCTTCCCGCGGTTCGTGGACTGGAACTTCGGCTCCGGCAAGTACCCGCAGTTCAAGTGGGGCGAGCTCACCGCCGAGCAGAAGGCCGCGATCCAGGACACGTTCGACAAGCTGGCCGTGGCCGGGCAGACCGCCAACGTCACCCCGGAGTTCATGCTCGAGCTGGAGCAGCGGATGGCCGACGACCTGGGCCTGGACATCGACTACGACAAGATCAAGGCCGAGCGGGAGAAGCAGCAGAAGCTGATGCAGCAGCAGGCGAACGCGCAGGCCCAGATGGCCATGCAGGGCGCACCGCCCGGCGCCGGGTCCAGCGTCGCTCAGCCTGGCCAGCCGCAGGCTCCCGGGGGAGGCGCTCCCGGCGGTCCCTCCCCGCAGCCGGGCGGCCCGCCGCAGTCCTCGGCCGGTAACGCGAAGACCGGGCCCGGCGGCCCGTACGGTTAGGCCATGAGCGAGCCCGATAGCGCTGAGCTGGCGCTGGCCGCGTTCGCCCGCGACCTGGTGGAGGAGATCGTCGCCGGCCGCGCGCTGGAGCTCGCCGGTGATCCGGAGGCGCTGGAGCTTGCCTCGTTCAACGTCCGGGCGCATCTGCGCCGGTCCCCGACCGGGAAGGTCGAGCAGGTCCGCGAGCACACCGAGAACCGGTTCGGCACGGGCATCCCCGGGGACCAGATGGAGCACCCCGGCGGGTACATCCCCGAGGCTGATTGGCTGAAAGGCGAGCAGGAGTGGACCGCCAAGGGCGAGGCCGTCTGGAAGAAGAACGAGTGGAAGTCCAAGGGAGCGACGGGTAAGTCCGCGCCCGTGCTGGCCGAGCCGCCGCGCCCGGAGCCGCTGAAAGGCGCATCCGCGGTCCACCCGCAGCTGCATCACAGCACGGTCAAGCTGCCCGGGGACACGATTTCCGGCCACGCGCACGCGCACGTCCCGAAGCCGTTCGAGGTCAAGCAGCCGACCGCCCAGGACGCCGCGCTCGGCGAGGCGCACGCCGCGCTGGACATCCACCGGCAGGCGAACCTGCAGCGGATCGCCGCTGAGCAGGCCGCGGCCAGGGCGCAGCGCACCGGCATCCCCGTGCCGGGCACGTACGCCCCGCTGGACGACACCCAGTACATGCTGCACACCCTGGACGCGGAGAACGCGATTGCCGCCGCGCTGGATGCCGGGCATTCCACCGATAAGACCGAGACGCTGGACGGGCACGGGCAGGCGTGGAAGCCGGAGCGGGCCGCCGTCCACAACGAGATCGTGCAGAAGTTCTTGGACAAGGCCACCACGGTGCCGTCCGAGGGCAAGGGGCTCATGATGGGCGGCCTCGGCGGGGCCGGGAAGTCCACGGTGCTGAAGAAGATTCCGGAGATCGACCTGACCCGGTATGCCGTGGTCAACCCGGACGACATCAAGGAGGAACTGGCCAGGCGCGGCATGGTCCCGCAGATTGAGGGACTGTCCCCGATGGAGGCCTCGGTGCTGACGCATGAGGAGTCCAGCCACATCGCCAACATGATTGCCCGGGAGCTGCTGCGCCGCCGGAAGAACCTGGCGTTTGATATCACCATGAGCAGCAAGGGCAGCGTGGCCAAGCGCCTGGACTGGCTCGGGCAGCACGGCTACCGGGACGTGCAGGGCGTGTTCGTGCATATCCCGGTGGAGACCTCGGTCGAGCGGGCCCGTGCCCGGCACCGCAGGGGCTTGGAGAAGTACCGGCAGGGTCAGGGGAACGGCGGGCGGCTGGTCCCGGCGGACCTGATCCGGTCGGCGGAGACCAAGCCGGGCAGCACTGCGAACCGGGAGTCGTTCGACGCGCTCCGGCACCGGTTCACTGCCTGGCAGCTGTGGGACAACAGCGGCACCGCGCCGAAGCTGGTGGAGAAGTCCGGCACGCCGGGGCAGGGAACGGGTATCACGAGCGTGGAGGATCTGATGCGGGAACAGAAGGCGCTGGACACCGAGCCCGCCGCCCGCGCCGCGGAGCAGGGGGTGAGGTCCGGTGGCTGACAGCGACCAGGAGGTCCGGCTGAACGCGATCCTGGACTGGCTGGAGCACGGCCGGATCACCACCGAGCAGGCCGCCGCCAGGATCCGGTCTATGGACTTCCCGGTGCCGGAGGACAAGAGCGCGCACCAGGGGCGGCGTGACGACGCGACGGGTGACCCGGAGCCGCCGGAGCCCGGCGCGTTCTTCGCGGTCAGTGACGCTTTCGCGGCCGGCCGGATCGACCAGGACCAGTACGCCGCGCTGGCGGAGGCGGCCGTGGCGGCGATGAAAGGCCAGCAGCCCGTATCAGGGTCATGACCTCATGGCTCAATGCGGGCACGGCTACGGTAAACCCGTCGGCAGAGCGCTCTGGAATGAGAGAGATTCCCGGTTCGAGTCCGGGTGAGGTCACTGATTCCGTGCTCCGCCTCGTGTGTGGTTGACTGCTTCCGTGGTGGAAGATTACGCAGCCGTGCTGGCCGACTTGAGGCACCACTACGGCGCGGCGTACGCGGTCAGCCATCCCGCGCCGGACGTGTGGACAGCGCAGCGCCGGGATACCCGGGAGATGCTGCGCGCTGCGGATCCGGAGACGCTGCGCGGCCTGATCAGGGATGACTGCGCCAGGAACCCGGTGCCGCGCTAGAGACGATTCCTAGCGCGTGCCTGATTACGGTAGGCAGGGGACGGGGAGCGCGCGGGTCAGTGCTGCCGTCCAGGACGCCCTGGCGCCCGCCGCCCGCTACCTCGCGCTGGTCACCCAGTCGGCCCCCGGTTCCGCGGACCAGCTGCTGGCCCGCCCCGATGTGGACGCCACGCTGACCGACGCCCTGGAGGAGGCCCGGCTGGCGGTCGCCGCGGTGGTGCGGGAGCTGTGGGGGGACGCCCCGGACGCCCCGGTGCTGGATCACCTGCTGAATGACGTAGGCCGGCAGTATGTTGCCCTGGCGCATCTGCACGGTGCGATCCGGCACGCGCACGCCTCGGCCCAGCCAGCCAGCCGCCCGGCCGCCGTCCGCCGCGCGGTCATGGAGTTCGCCCGGATTACAGCGGTGCGGTCCCGGCTGACCGCCGTGGTGGCGGAGACAGCCGCTAAGTCCGCAATGGTGCTGGCCGAGGGGAAGGACCGCGTCGCGTCCGGGGAGAAGATCCGCAAGCAGTGGCTGTCCCGCCGGGACGGCAAGGCGTGCCACTGGTGCGCAGGGCTGCACGGCGTCACCATCGGCATGGGCGATTCGTTCCTGCCG